TCTTGACAAGGATTAGGTGTTATTAGGTCTGTATCAAAACACCCACAATCTTCATCTAAGATAGTTGCTAGTGTGTCTAGTATCTCGTGGTCAGAACAAGGCATATATACTGTATTACCCTCTAATTCGTGTTCGTGGTAACCCTCGCAACCTAACTCCTTAGCAACCTCAACTGCATCTTCTATATTGTCAAATACAGGGAAGCCATCTATCTCGCCTACTTGTGCGTATTTCTTTTTCTTTTTCTTCTTTTTATCAGTCTTAGCTAGTGTTTCCATCTTATCGACAAAGTAACCCTCTATACTTAAACCTTTCAACTCGCCACTCTTGATACGTTCCCATACCTCATCGTTGTTTACTCGCATAGATACAAACCAAGTACCTTTAGGTAATTCATAACCATATAAGTTACTCTTATCGTTTTTGCTATCTTCTACTATCCAACTTTCTACCGTATGCACACCTGTAACCTTTTCTTCGTGTTGTAAGGTCGCATTGTTAGTGTTTTGGTGTTTCATATACGCTTCTGCTGCCTTACGTACTGTATCAGCAGTAAAATACACATAATAGTTTCTATCTTTGTTAGCATCGTATCTGTATATCTGTTTGTAAGGTATAAGTGCTGGACTTACTAGCAGTCTTTCTTCTTCGTTTACCTTTGCTAGTGTTAAGTTACTCTCTATGTCGTTAAAATATACAAAGTCAGTTTCTATTGCTGGTGATGTAACTAAAGATATAGCATCTATTGCTAGTTCTTCGTTGTTCTCATCTACAATAAGTTCTACTATGTCGTAAGTGTCGTGTGCTTTCTCACACTCTTGTAGGGTATCGTACTTACATTCACCATCACCCCATTTATACTTTCCGTTATCACATTGTTTACAAGGCATAATCTTATTTTTAAATTGTTGCTTTTCTTCTTATTTTACTTAATTTATCTTGTTGCTTAGTCATATCATCAGCTACTACAAAGGCTTTAACAACTCCCATAGTTGCACCTCCTACACCCTCGCCACTTGCGAATGCTCTACCACCACCAGCTTCATTAATTGCACTTAGAAGTGGCTTAAACATTCTTGTACTACGTGCATTTATTACACTCTCACCCTTAGATAGTCTTGCAGATATGCTATCACTCGTTCCTGTACCATATCCACTTACCATACCACCTTGTGCAAATTCAGGTTCAGGTGCAGATAGTATTTTATTAACATTAGCTAATCCTAATGCTACTGTTGATGCAGCTAATAAAGGTCCCAGTAAAGGTCCAGCACCGACAGGTGGTGGTGCTAATGCAGCAGCAGCAGCAGTATATGTATTCATTGTAGCTTGTAAAACTGCCAAACCTTTAGCTAATTCGCTTTCTTCACCTAATACACTTCGTGTGTTATCTAAAACAGTATTCATTATTTCTATATCTGTTTGTCCTTGTTGTGCTTTTATATTACTTATTGCATCTGCTTTTTGTTGTTCTAAAGCAGTTATATCAGTATTACTTTTTTCAGCAAGTCTAAATAGTTCATCATAATGTTGTTCTACTTCTAATAACTCTCTTTCTCTTTGGCTTATACCCTCTAATGCTAATTCATTCTTAACATCTAATAGTTCTCTTTCTAAACTTATTCTATTTTGTACTTGCTCACTTGTGAAACCCTCTATTTGTGCATTTACTGCTGCTAATTCATTTTGTGCTTCTGTAAGTGCTATTAGGTTTTCTTGATTTTGTAATTTATCGTATTCTACTTGCGCTCTATCTAATTCTATTTGTCGTAATGCTAACATTTCATTACGCTGCTTTTCTAAGACTATACCTAGTTGCTCATTTGCTTCTATTCTTTGTGCAAAAGTCTTAGTTTCATCATCTCTTATTTTTCTTAATGCTTCTGCTTCTCTATCGTACTTTTCTATCAAACCTTGTACTTGCACATTAGCTAGTTCAGCAGACTTAGCTAACTCTACATTAGATTTTGCACTATTTATAGTTTCTTTAGTATAATCTACTACTGCTTCTGTAACCTCTGTGAATGTTTCTGCAATTTTAGTAGTGCTATCATCAACACCTGTAACTACATCGACCATTTCTTTACCAGCTTCTTTGATAGTTACTGCTGCTTCTTTAAATTTACCAGCGACTAACAAACTTATAGTGTTACCAAGCAAACCAGCTACTTCTATTGCACTATTAAAGCGTTCTATTAGATTATCTTTGATTGCATTACCTAACGCCTTTAAATTCTCAACTGGGTTCTCAAAAACGTCTTTAAAGAAGTCTGCGACCTTACCAAAGTTATTAAACACAAAGTTTACAAAGTCATTGATAGCTATACTTGTAGCTTCAAATGCAGTATTAAAGAAGTCAGCAGTACGTTGGTTCTTCATAAAGATTTCACTAAGCATCTCAAATGCTTTAAGTGCTAAACCTATACCAGCAGCTTTTAATGCTACTCCTACACCCTTTATACCATCTCTAATACCTGTTGTAGCTTTTGCAGTAGTCTTACTTGCTTTACCTATATCTTCTACCGATGATTTGACTTGCTCTAAGTTTTTCTTAGCATCGCCTACATCGGCTTTTAGTTCCATTATTACTTCACTCCTATCTGCCATTTGCCTAGTATTATCTCGTTATAATTAGTTTTGTCTTTATACTTAGTTATCAAAGGTAGTACATCTTTAAATGCACTAAAACCTACTGCGATAACATCGCCCATTAGTTTAAATTCTATCGGTTTACGCATATCTTACTTCTGTTACTTTTAAATCTACTGTCCAATACACTGTATGTCCAGTATCACCTGTTACTTTACATTCTATATAATCTGTTGTAGCACTTATAGGTGCAAAATCTATATCATAGTGGTTTGTGCTACTATCTCTTATTGTTGTACTCTTTTCGTGTCCTACTTCTGTTAATGTGTTATTAGTAAACTTGTATGTAGCGTGTCCGTAGCTAGTAAATATATCATTACTGCTAGGGTTTATTGCAACTGCCGTATAATCAATTGCAAAACCACTTTCATAGTTTTCATTTATAAAAAATCTGTAACCATCTTTACCACCTAAATATATCTCTGTTGCAGTATTATTAGTTGTTGTACCATCAAATTGTAAAAAGCTAAACTTTGCTCTATTTGGTATTATTGCACTACTTAATGCTACTTCGCCATAGTTTTCTGCAAAAGCATTACGACCTATTAGCGTACTATTATCTGCACTAAAGTTTGCTATATGACTATTACCTAATGCTACAACATTATTCGCTTGTATGAAATTACCTTTGCCTATTACGTTATTGTTTACACCATTAACTTTATTTGACTTATCTAAACTAACATTACCTTTTTTATTTATAGCTTTATTATTTTTCTGTATGTAACAAGCAGAACCTGTGTAATTATAACCATAAGCTAAACAATCTTGCTTAGTACCTACTACACCAACACCTTTAGTATCTTCAAATAATACTTTACCATTCTCATCTATGCTTTTTATCTTTTTCATATTCTTATTAATTCTATTTTAGATAAGCTATTTTTATCAGTATTATATTCTATCTTATTAACTCGATACTCTTGATTTTGTATCTTTACTTTTTTACTAAATCTAAAATTACCTATGTCAGTAGGTTTTAAATATATCTCTGCTTTGTATAGCAAACCATTTGTTGTATTGTACCTTTCGTTGATATAATCAAACCAATAAGACTGGAATATAGTATTAATAGGTTGTGAACCTAGTGTATATAAATCATAAGGGTTTATTAAGCCATATAATAAGCTATTATCGTTGTTATCTGCATCTTCTAAGCTCTCATCGTAAAAGTGTGCATTGACTGTATGTTCTCCTATATCATTAAATAAACCTATTATCGATGCTGATGTATCTATATACCCAAAATCAATAAAATCATCTTCGTTATTAAAAGTTCTTTTGAATACTAAACGTGGTAAGTTTTTATAACCTTTGAATGTTTCGCCATCTTGTTCTGCTATAATTTGCGTGTAGTTTGTACCACCCTCTAATAGATTTACATAAGGTGCAGCAAAAACATTGTTTTGTATAGTAACAACCTCATCACTATCTACATCTAACTCTACAATATGACTACCAAAGGGTATGCCTTGTGAGTTTTCATATTTACCTTTATTATAATCTGAACTATCTTCTGCGTGATGAAATTCTATACGTTTAGGTATGTCTAAAGGCTCTTGTATTATTTCATTTACATTAACTTTTTTTGTCCAATCTATAACCTCATTACTTACATAATCATTATAAGGTTCTATTTTTAAGTTACTATTTTGTTCGCTTTCTACTGTTAAGTTAAATATTTGAAATACGTCTTTTAATATGTCAGCTAACTTTATATCACCTATATCAGCATTGATAACTTGTAGTGTAGGTTGTTGTGGATTAGTTGTAATACTTAAATTATATTCACCACCACTAGCTACTTCAAATAATCCATTAGCTTCTGCATATATAAGTAAAGCCATAGTATCGCCTGTACTCATATCATAACTACCACTTAAAGTTAAGTTGTCATTATTTTGAATATACATAAAGCCAGTATCTAAATTAATAATTTGACTTTCTGCTGCACCATTAGGTATATATACACCGACTAAGTATATAGAACCTATTGCTGGGAATGCAGTTGCACTTATAGGTAATGTTACTGTAAAATTAGCAGAAGTAACAAACGGTGCAACAAATACTGAATTATTATGATTAAAAGCATTATTTACATCATTACTTTCATTTGTCCAATTCAAACTTAAACCAACACCAGCACCCTCCATTACTAAACTGTGTGGTAAGGCGTTGTCTAAGCCATCACAAGTAAGAGTATCACCTACTGCATCTAACTCTGTGCTTTCTATACCTGTATCAAAGTATATTTTACTAAAGTATGTGCTATCAAAAAATGAACTACTATAACTAAATCCTGAAAACTCAAATATTTTATCTATTACGTATTTTAAACGTAAGTTCATTACGTAATTCTTATATCTATTAAATAAACCTATATTGTTACCTTCTATATCTAGTATAGTCATTTGACCATCATTAATAATAGGATAGAATACATCGTTAGAAGTACCACCAGCAGAAAGAGTTACACCTGTGTTTGTCCAACTATTCAATACATTATTTATAGTAAACTCGTGTAATATATCTGTAAAGTCTAAATCTTTAATAGTGCTATCTCCTAATGTATCTATGATATTAGCAACATCGTTAAATATAACTACATTGTATGTTATCTCTGTTGATTTATCTAATACATTAAGTAATCTTAAAAACCCCTCCATTAATAAAATGTTATCATCATATAAAAATGCTTTTACATTCTTGTAAGGGTTGTAATTGTTGTTATATCTATCTGCAACGTAATAATGCTCAAAGAACTTATTGTTACGTTTTGTAGCTGGTAGGTTAAAGTCTTTAGAATAACTAGCGTTTTTACTTTCTATATCTCTAACATCATCTACTTGAAATGTTAGGTTTATATTTTCATTACCAAACATATCAAGTTCGTGTAACTTATCGCTATTTTGTTCTTTAACTACTAATCTTATCATAATCTTTGTACTCTTGTGTTATGACCTTTTTCTATTGTTATGATATACTGCTTTAACATATCGTTTGCAGTTGTTTGCTTTATGTATTCTGTTTCACTTATAACAACTGGCTCAAAAACATCACCTGTTTGCATATATACATCAGGACTTGTAAATAGTTCTTCTAGTATAGCTGCTTCATCTTCTCTTATGAAGTCTGTATTAGCTTCTATCGTTTCTACTGCGTTTACATTAAATGCTCTAGTGCCACCCTCATACGTACCTTGATTATAATAATAACCATATAAATCTCCTATACCACTATTATATTGAAAAGGTGTACTACCGTAGTTTTGTTTAAACACACTTTTATTAATTTGTGTACTTCTTACGGATTTTTTAGTAAAGTTATAGTAGTCATAAGCACCTAAACTATTTAAGAATGCTAGTCTTATAGTTTCGTAGTTTTTACAGTCTGCATCTTGTATGTCAAATCTATACGACAAACTTTTAGGAGAACCACCACTAACTGCTACTATAAAATAATAAGCTACATTAGTTAAATCTACTCCAATATTAACTAAGTTTTGTGTACCACAACCAAAATATAATAAACCCTCATCAGTATTATCGCTTACTGTTTGTCCTATAATAACATCATCAGTAGATGAACCACCATTAGTAGATGTATTTGTTATAGTTGCTGCATCTACTAAATTATCATTAGCATCATACGTTAAATATCTTACACCAGCTACGTTGCTATGATAGTCTGTATCTGTTGAGTGATGTTTACCATTTAAAAAAGCTATCGTATGATATTGTCCTAATTGTATCTTTTGTGAACCTATGGTACCGAAGTTATTAGGGAACTTAGTTAGAAACTTTTTTTGATTACCGTTTAGTATGTAATTTGTCCAATCTTGATTATAACCTTGATTATGTTGATAAACTCCATTAAAATAATTAAATTCTATACTTGATGTAATACTTAATTCTTGTACTAAATTATTATTAATAACGTATTCATGACCACCTAATAAAGCACAAGATTTTAAGTTATCTCTATTTCTAGCAAATTTATCTATTTGATGTATAGAGTGATTATTAAAAAACATTGTTTGCCCTTGAAATGTACTATCTACACTATTTAAATCGTAACCACTTTTGTCTGTTTCTGTAAAGTCTTGTAAAACTTTATCTATTTTAAATATTGCATTATCGTTATCATCAACTGGTGCTTTTAATGTTGCGACTGCTTTACCATTTATAGTAATAACTAAAAAGTATTTTAAATTAGAAATAACACCAGCAACTTGTTGTGCTATTAATATTTGTGATATATTTGTTGCGTATATAACTATGTCTGAATAAGCTACTGCTAGTTTCTTAGCTTCGTTACCCATAGTTGATTTTAATTGTACTGCCATTATTCTATCTCTTTACTTATGAATTTTAAAAATTGTTGCGTGTCTTTTGCGTATGCTCTTATAAAGTCTTGTGGTAAGTCTTTATATGCTACATTGAAAGCATCAGTAAAGAAGTTGCTAGGTTTTACACCATATAGCTTTATATTTCTAGCTATATTGAACACTAAACTCTTACGTGGTATAAACTTACCTTTCTTATCTCTTATGCCCTCTAATCCTTTTCTAACTACCCACTTGTCTATAACTCCTGATGGTGGTTGCTTAGTTGTGTACTTGTAAGGTGAGTTAGGTGCTTTTGCACTTGACTTACTACCTTGTACCCCTTTATCAACAAACTTAGCGTAACCCTCTGCTACAAAAGACATATCTACTGCACCACTAGGATATACCTTGATAAAGTACCCTAGACTACTACCTAAATCGCCACTAGTATTTTTGCCCTTAGCGTTTAATATACCTCTAGCAGTCTGTACTACCTTTCTACCAAAAGTGTCTAATACCTTATCTACGTTATTCATTATGCAGTTGCTATTACTACCTCAATATCTAAAGTTACAGTAGCAGTAGCACTATAAGCGTATATAGTTTGTATTTCTGCTAGTGCAGTTTGTGCTGCTTTACTTGTTGCACCTTTTACATCTTTTGCACCATCAATCATATAAATACTTCCACCAGCTCTTACTTCTTCTGCTGCACTTGTGCCACTTGTAGCTTTAGTGATTATTACAGAATTAGTATCATCTAAATTAGTAATTCTGATATACTTAATATCATCATAGTCAAATTCAGGAGATGTTGGTGAACTATCAAAGTCTGCTAACGTTGTAGCAGTCTGTGCAGTTAGCGTATATATTCTTTTTGATATGTTACCTACATTTGCAATAGTATGCGTTGTAGTAGTGTCATAAGTTGCTCCACCTAATGTTAGTTCTTCTTTTACTTGAACTGTTAGTGTAGCTGGTGTAATTGTTGTTGCCATTTTTTTTAATTTAAGTTCTTATTATATTATATTATTATATTACTATTATATTATACTTATATTATATATATTCTTGTTTGTGTCCTTTTGTTGTTACGCAAATCTTGTAACTCATTCATTCTTAGTCATTTAAGTTAAAATGCAGTACCACCAACACAAGCACTAGCATCAAAAGATACTTTTATACTTATTGCAGCCGTCCAACCACTAACCTCATTATCAAACCTCTCTGTAAAAGGTTCACAAGATATATTATCTTCTATTCTAATATTATGTCTAAAATCTTCATAATCTGTATTAAAGTCAGAGTTTTTTAACTCACTAAATATATCCCCTATAACTTGTAGCATATCACTTAACACTTCTTCTTCGTTACTCTCGTCTTTCTTAACTAAATCCATAGCTATAAATTGAAAGTTGTATGTAAGTTCATGTGGTGTATATGTAGCAGTATTAGTTGCTATGTGTAATAGTGGGTATGTAGTTTCTACTAAATCTACCTCGAATATATCGCCTATCGTAGTGGTCTTAATAATCAAACTATCATTACCTATTTTTCTAAATAAATCATATAACATATTTAATGTTACATTTTTTATTTCTTGCCCTTTGTAGTTTATCATTTCTTACTCTGTATGTGTGTTAAATCTTTTTGGTACGCTATAAAATTAAAGCACTCGTTTACTGATAAT